GGAGAACGATAACGCCAAACAGGATCAACAACGCTATATGGTGTGGTTTAGTGCAATTTCAGTAACTGCTTATATCGCAGTGCTTATGACAGATCTCGTTCCGTTGGATAGATTAGATCATTTGAGCAGTATTGGTAGTACTTGGGTTCTTTCGAACATGGGCGTTATTGGTGCTTTCATAGCATCTAGTGCGTTTACAAAAAATGGCTAGTGTTAATTTTCAATCAATAGCTTTAGGAGTGTATCTTTTTATATGTTTGTTTGATTTTGTACTTGTTCCCGTATGGTATGGAGTAAATAGACCAGAGATATCAGGGTTTATAGACACAATGAATACAATGGAAAATGCTCAACTACAGATGGAATTAATGAGAAAAATGACAGATCATCATAGTCCGTACACGTTAATGGGTGGGGGTTTGTTCCATTTGTCGTTTGGTGCTATACTAACAGGAAGCGTATTAAACAAAAAACCAAAGGAAAGTTAATGATGGTTGAAAAAAACTATGCTTGGGAGTATGATGGCGAGAAGAAGGAGAAAAACCTTAACATATTACAAGTTAAGAGAGGGGTAGAATGAGTGTATTAACAAGTTTAGTTGGCCCAGTAACAGGTCTTTTAGATAAGTTTATTGAGGACAAAGACCAAAAAGCAGCTTTGGCTCACGAGATAGCCACTATGGGGGAGAAACATTCTCAAGAGGCTTTACTTGCACAATTAGAGATAAATAAAGCTGAAGCGGCTTCAGGATCGTTATTTAAGGGCGGCTGGCGGCCATTTGTTGGCTGGACATGCGGTATTGCTTTTGCATATCATTTCGTGTTTCAGCCGCTTTTAATATTTGTTTTTGCCTACATTGGCTTAGAAACACCCGATTTACCTGAATTTGATGTCGGTACGCTTCTTCCTGTTTTGGGCGGTATGCTCGGAATCGGAGGATTGCGTAGCTATGAAAAGACAAAAGGATTAACTAAATGAAAAAAAATTTTACAAATAGTTTAGCTATGCTGCTCCATCACGAAGGTGGGTACGTTAACCACCCTGAAGACCCAGGTGGAGAAACTAATCTAGGAGTTACTAAAAGAGTATATGACGAGTGGGGAGGAGAGAAGAATATGAAAGATCTTACTCCAGACGATGTAGCCCCTATTTATAGAGAGAACTACTGGAATCGGCTCAAATGTGATGATCTCCCTAGTGGTTTAGATTTTTGCGCGTTTGATTGGGGTGTAAATAGCGGAACAGGTCGTGCAGCTAAAGCATTACAAAAAATTGTAGGTGCAACTCAAGACGGAGCAATAGGCCCTAAGACGCTTGCTTTGATAAACGGACAGAACCCTAAATATATGGTTGAAGAGTTTGGTAAACTACGACAAGACTTTTATGAAAACTTATCCACGTTTAAAACTTTTGGTAGAGGTTGGACTAGAAGAAACAAAGAAACAACGCAAGCATCTCTAAGTATGGTACAGTAATATGCCTCTAAAGAAGTTATCTTTTAAACCTGGAGTAAACCGTGAGAACACACGCTATGCGTCTGAAGGTGGTTGGTATGAATGTGATAATGTACGGTTTAGACAAGGCACACCTGAAAAAATAGGTGGATGGACACGTACAACTACAACTACATTTTTAGGGACAGCAAGATCTATATTTAACTGGATAACTTTAGGACAACAAAATTTAATAGGTATAGGCACACATCTTAAATTTTATATAGAAGCTGGAGGTAATTTTAACGATATAACTCCCGTTAGAAATACAACTAGTGCAGGAGATATTACTTTTAAAGCATTCAGAACCACATTAAGTGCTGCTGTGACTTCTACAAGTGCTACTACAATAGCTCTTACCGACACCACAGGATTTCCTGTAGCAGGAAAAGCGTTAATTGATAGTGAAGTTATAGATTATACAGGTATAACTGATAACACGTTAACAGGTTGTACTAGAGGTGCGTCACGATTAGTATCTGGTGTTTCTACAAGCACAACAACCGCTACGCATAGTTCGGGGGCTACAATTTTTTTCTTTACAATACTCGTAACAGATAATGACCATGAGGCTACAGAAGGAGATTTTGTAACATTTAGTGGTACAAGCACATTATCAGGTAATTTTACAACTGCTGTTTTAAATAATGAATATCAAATAGAAACTGTAGAATCTGCAAATGTTTATACAATTAATGCTAAGAGTTTTAGTGATACTACGTTAACTTTTACTAATATAGCTTCTTCTGCAGATGATAACACAGGTAGCGTATCCCAAAGTAGTAGTGTTGCAGCATATCAAATAGTTTCTGGCGCAACATCTTCTTCAGAAATTGCAGGTTGGGGAGCTAGTGGTTGGGGTGCAGGGCCTTGGAATACTGGACAAACTAGTCAAGAAGAACTTCGTATATGGTCACAACAAAACTTTGGAGAAGATTTAATTTTTGGTTTTAGAGGAGATAGGTTATATTATTGGGATGCTAGTGTTGAAGATTCTCTCAACAACAGAGCCGTTGCTTTAACAGGTCGTACTGGCGCATCTGACGTACCTATAATACAAAATGTCATGGCTATATCTGATATCAATCGTTTTGTTTTTTGTTTTGGGACTAACCCTTTAGGCACTAGCGTTTTAGATCCTATGCTTATACGTTGGTCTGACCAAGATAGTGCTGTGAACTGGACTCCAGCGGCTACAAACCAAGCAGGGAGTTTACGTTTATCACGTGGTACAGAAATAGTAGCCGCATCTCAAGCTAGGCAGGAGGTTCTTGTTTGGTCTGATTCTTCATTATATTCTTTACAGTATGTGGGTGCAGGATCTGGTGTGTGGGGTGCTACAATAGTTGGCGAAAATATATCAATAGCTTCTCAAAATGCAGTAGCGTATACAAATGGTGTTGCATACTGGATGGGTAAAGATAAATTTTATATGTATGATGGTAGAACAAAACCTTTGCCTTGTGACCTACGTAAATATGTGTTTACAGATTTTAATACTGACCAGTTTACACAAGTGTTTGCAGGTGGTAACGAAGCGTTTCACGAAGTGTGGTGGTTTTATTGTTCTGCAAATTCAGCTAACATAGATAGATACGTTATTTATAACTTTTTAGATGACATATGGTATTACGGATCTATGGCACGAACTGCATGGTTAGACTCTGGGTTAAGGTCTTTTCCACTAGCCACTACTTATAATGGAGTATTGGTAGACCATGAGAACGGTATAGACGATAACGAGACAGGCACTACCGCAGCAATAGATGCTTTTATACTTTCAGCAGATTTTGACTTAGATGACGGGCATAAATTTATGTTAATATCTCGTATGTTACCAGATATAAATTTTGAGGGTTCTACAGCAAATAGTCCTGCCATAGATATGACTTTGTTTCCTCATGCTTCTTCTGGTTCTGGCAGAAATGCTACTGCTTCAGAAAGTGGTACAAATACAGGCACTGTTACACGGACAGCTACATCACCTGTAGAGGCTTATACAAATCAAATACATACTAGAGTTAGAGGGCGACAATTATCAGTAAAGGTAGAATCTAGTGCTACAGGCGTACAATGGCAGTTTGGCACTCCAAGAATTGATATGCGTCCAGATGGAAGAAGGTAATGGCTGAAGATTCATACACAGTAGAGTTTCGCGCACCTGCGTTGCCATATGCTCCTAAAGAGTATGAAGAAGTGCATTTTAATCAACTTAACAATGTATTAAGGTTGTATTTTAACCAATTAGACAATGTTGTGCGAGATACTTCACCACAACAAAAATCTGATGCTTTTGGGTGGTTTATGGGTTAATGGCTAATACATATACAAATGCAAAGGTAGATTTAACCTCAACTAGTGCAACGACACTTTATACTTGTGCAGCTTCTACTACAACTATTGTAAAGTCTATACTTGTATCTGAGGATAGTAACAATGCAGATACAATAACTCTTACGCTTACGAATGGGTCAGATGTTTTTAGTTTATTTAAAGATAAAGCAGTGGGAGCAAAAGGAACTGTAGAGTTATTGACTGCACCTTTGGTTTTACAAGCAACCGAAATATTAAAAGTTACAGCAGGTACAGCAAATAGATTACATGTTGTAGCTAGTGTGTTGGAGATAACGTAATGGTAGAAGTAGTAGACAGTAAAGAGAAACCACTTCCTGCACCAACAATTATTTCTATGGCTTTAGAACAACAAGATGCTATTTCTGGAGAATCAGAGATAACTCCAGCAGCCACCCTTGCGGGAATAACTAAAGAACTTACCATGCCTAGTGTAGATGTTGCGCAAGTTGGTAATACTGTATTTGTAGCCCATAAAGGTGAAGATAAAAATAAACTGCACGGTAGGTTATTTAATGTAGATACAGCCCGTAATCTTGTTAATAATACTGTAAAATATTTTAATGTTTTACAACAAAAAGGTATAACTCATTATTCTGCTGATTTTAGAGCAGGTACACTTGAACCTGTTGCAAAAGCTGTGGGGCAAACTTTTAAAGGCACTGGGACTAAAGGGTACATGGTAAACTCTAAAGATAACAAATATGTCCGCGTACTTTTTAAATTTTCACAAAAGGGCGCATTGTAATGAAAATAATTAGAGATATATTTGATTTTGTAGGTGATGTATTTGATGGAGCTGTGGATCTTGTTGAAGGTGTTATTGATGTTGTATTAGATGCAGGTGAGTGGGTTGTAGATGAAATTATAAACCCAGTTATAGATGGCGTAGGAGATATTGTAGACTATGCGTTAGATAATCCTATTGAAGCTATAGCTATGTTAGCTACAACCGTATTGGCAGGCCCTACCGCAGCGTTACTTGGAACTACTACTACAGCAGTAACTGCGGCTGCTACTTGGGCTATACCTTTAGCATCTGGAGCAAATACTCTTGCTAAAGGTGGGGATATAGAGGACGCAATAAAAGCAGCTGCTCTATCTTATGCAGGGACTACTGCAGGAAAATTTGCAGGTCAGTATGCACAGACA